CGGCTATCTATCACGCTCTCTGTCAGCTCAAGCGATCGTCCACGGCTGGCATGGTTGATGAGCCATGGGGCTACCTCGAAACCACCTACGACGAGAAGGAAGCCAATCTCTACTCGGCGAAGGCCGAAGCTGAATCCGAGGCCCGCCGCTCGCCAGAACGCAGGGAGGAACGCCGTGGCTAAGTGCACCGTTCAGCTGTCCCGGCCGATCACCCTCGGCAACCGGAAGATCCGCCATATCATGCCGACCGTCCACGTCCAACGCTTGACCCGGGAAGACGTTGCCGAGGAAATGCGAGAGCAGGACTTCCTCGCCAACTCGTTCGGGCGGGGATGGAAAGACGATCCCGGCTTCGGGGCCTTCCGGGTCGATTTCGGTCGCCGGGTTCTCAGCGACTTCACGGCCGAAAAGGCTGCCGACTACCTGGAAGCCAACGCCAAGGCGTGGCCAGAGCACGACTTCGCGAGCGAGATCCGGTACTACCGCGCCAAGGCTCGGGGCGATCGGATCTGCCAGGACTGCGGCGAACTCCTGCCGGAAATCCCCAAGTGCGAATGCGGGTGCCAGTCGCCACCCAAGTCGGTCGCCGGCTGGGGACTCATAGCCGCCACCGCGATGCCACCGCCTGCGAACGGATCCCTAGCGCCATTGAGCGCAGAGGCCGTCCCGCCAGGCCAAGTACGGGAGCCGCAGGAAAGTCTCGTCCTGGGGCCCGTACGGCATTCCGACCCAGCCGTCGAATTATCCGCGACACCCAGACCGAGTGCGGATATTGTCCCCGGTGGAGCAGCCACCCGAGAGGAGCCAGACGACGATGCCAACCCCTTCTGACCGTCGCAAGGCCTACACCTGCGGTTTCCACCCGGAGCGGGGGGAGCAAGCCGACTTCTGCCCGGCCTGCATCCAGGAGCACGAGACTCGCCTCTCGGCCGAGAGCATGACCGGGGACGAGCGGGCAGCCGAGCTATCCGCGCTCTTGGATCGCCCCCTCTCGCGCCCATTCGATCTGATCCACAAGCGGATCGAGGAGCTGGCAGGCCGGTCCGTTTGGACCCATGAGATCGGGCTCAACTCGGAAGGGCTGGTCGAGGAAGCCCGGAACCGGCCGCGGGACACTCCGCTCATGCCGGCCGAGTTTCAGGCCAAGGTGATGGCGCCCCTTGAGGCGACGGGCAAGCCGATCATCGGCGTGGTGGTGGACGAGCCGGAGGCCAAGCCGTGAAGGCCGCGACCCCAGAATCTGCGCCCGTGCTGGCGCTTGAGCCGCTCTGCCACCGGGCGGGCACCCGGATCGTCTACGACACGGCCCGGCCCGGGGGGCTTGCCTGCGAGTGCGCGACCTGCCGGCGGATCCTCTTCCGGGTGCCCGTCGAGGCGGTGGGCGCTGACGGGCTGGCGGCCCTCACCATCCGGCGCCATCTCGACCGATGAGTGTCCGCGCCGTGGTTATGGGGCCGCCGTGTGCCTACGGATCGAAGCGCGGATTCTACAATCCAAAGCTGCGCCGCGTCATGCTTGTCAACGAAAACCACGAAAACCTGCGGACGTGGCAGGACGCCATGCGCAAGTCGATGATGGCCGCGATTAAAACCGCTGATAGGAATAGCGTCTTCTTCGGTCCGCAACCGGCCATAGCTATCAACATCACGATCTACTTGGGGCGTCCGAAGGGGCATTTCAAGAAAGACTGCACGTTGAGCAAGGCTGGCAAGGAATCGATCTACCCGACTCGCAAGCCCGACTGCGACAAGGTGGCGCGCGCGGTCGCAGACTGCGGTACTGGTATCTGGTACGCCGATGATGCGCAGATCGTCGAATGGCGCTGCTCGAAGCGCTGGGCCGAAGGTCCGGGCGTGCTCGATGGATTAGAACGCACCGAAGTTGAGGCAGACTATGCGAGTTGATGTCGAGCGCGACTACCTACACCACCGCTACCAGATCATGGTCGCGATACCCGATGACGAGCTCGTAGCGATGGACCCGACGGCCTACGATCTCGTGCGCCGTTCGATCCTCGCGACCGAGCGTCTGGCCGTCCGCGATATGGTGGCCATCCTCCAGATCGCAGCCGAGTGGCTCCAGCGCCACCCCGAAGCGGAATACGCCGCGGAGACCGTGTACGGTGAGCCGATCAAGGAGCCACCGCTCGCAGGGACGGCGGGAACGATCGGTGAGCTGAACGCGCAGCTTGCGGGCACCGTGGCGTGCGGCTACTGCGGGAAGCAAGTAGCGAGCGTCGAGCACTTGCGCGACTGCGCTCAAGCCTCCAAGATGGAGCCGGAAGCAGGCCGCATGTACCGCTACTTAACCGACGGCTTGCCGTCCTCCATCCCTGGCATGCGCTTCCTCTATCCGGCGGAAGTAGACACCTTCACCGAACCGCGGAGCATGGACCCGAAAGAGAGCCGTGCCCGCGTGACCTGGCTGGACAGATGGCTCAAGCGGCGAGCGGCGAGGGGGTCGGAGTGAGACCCGTGACCTTTGCGGCCGTCATTCGCACGTTCTCGACGGAGATGCGATACATCCTCACCGCGATCCAAGTGTCGATCATCGCTCTGAAGCTGTCGCATGTTATCGACTGGCCGTGGTGGCGCGTTCTCATGCCGACCTGGATTCCATTCAGCGCGGCAATTGTCGGGCTCGCCGTGCTCGCGCTCGATGTACGCTCCAAGCGGAAGTTGCGGGGCAAGGAATGAACTACACGACGATCGACCGCTGGCTCGTCCACTGCGAGGCCTGCGGCTACCGCTGGGCCGTGAACGCGACCCAGGCCCCCACCGAGCACCACGGCACCTGCACGCCGACCGGCCAGCACACGTTCCGCCGCGGGCTCGCGATCGAGCGGATCATCCACCGCCGCGCCCGCCAAGGGCGCGAGCATTGCCGCATGGCCGAGCCGAAGCAGATCCCGCCGCCCAGCCGTAGCGATCGCGATGGGGCGTGCTCCTGGAACTGCCGCGGCTCGCAGTCGGCTACCTGCTATTGCCCCTGCGGCGGTGAGCATCATGCCACCACGTCTGTCGTCACGGCTCCCAATCCCGATGGCGGGCGTGACGTCATGGACATGCTGATCGCGCGCACGCCGACGCGCGACTTTCCCCGAAGAGCGAGGAAGAGCACATGAGCGATAGCGGCTATTGTTGCACCATCGTGGTCCGCGGGCAGCGGTCGCAGAAGCCGTCGATGACCGGAAACGGCTACAGCTGCCCGAACGATGCAAGCTGGAAAGCTTTCATCCCGATGGGATATGGCGTCCTCTACGAAGGCTGGCAAACGGCCTGCGACGAGCACCTTGCGTTTCTCGTGCGCATGGTAAGGCAGGGGCGACGCGCTGCGCGGAGAGCGAGGAAGTCAACGTGAGCGCACTGCGCCCGAGCATGGATCGGCATCTCCATGCGGACACGGTTGAGGGCTGCCCGGGGTGCACTGCTCCGCGACCACGGCTTATCAGCCTGAGCCACGTCCTGCCGCATCCGCCCTTTTGGGTCGAGTGCTCAAACTGCGGCGCGAGCGGTCCGAATCATGGCGGCAAGCAGGGCGCGATACTTTGGTGGAACCGCATGGTCGCCGGTGCGACGTCGGATCGGACTGCTGTCGTATCCGAGGCGCCGCAATCGCTCGACGCTTGCCCTAAGTGCGGATACCAGGGCAAGGTTCTAGAGAGCCGTGAGCGCGCATTCGAGACACGCTATTGCCCGAGCTACTTCAACGCCGTGGGGCCGGGGTGTTCGCCAGCATCCGCCGTCGCGCTGGGGATCTTTATCCGAGATGTGCAGCTTCCCAGGGGCGAGCATTTGCACCGGACTTGCCGACGATGTGGCTATCTCGTTATCACGCCATGCGAAGGACAGGAGCCATGAATCGCGACCAAGAGATCGCGCGCCGTGGGTTTGCGATGGGGAAGGAACGCGCGCCGTGGCCTACCCCAGACAGAGACAGCAGCATATGGTCGGAGATTGTCGCGTCCGTGGATTTCATGCTCGGGGGTGATGATCGTGCTTCCGATGGGGAACAAAATGCAGAAGCCGGCAACCTGGCACCCGCCTCGCCCGTTGTGCACCCAACACCCCCGAGCGATACCCCCACCATCGCCTTTGACGATCCGCGCCACGACGAATGGCAGCACCAATTGCAGCGTTCCTTTGCTCTGGGACGACGATTTGGGATTGAAGAAGTCGAAGCCATTCTTCGCCAAGGCGTGCGCCCGATAACGGATCACTTGGCAGCGATGAACGCACGGATTGATGATCTGAGCGCTTCGGCACTAAGGGAAGCCGGCATCGCCGAGGACGGATCGGATGCCACGCCCGCGCCGGATGATCCATGAACTGGGAGCGCGCGATCCCACCGAGCGGCCTTGAGCACGTGGAGCACTGGAAGTCGGACACCGGCGCTGCCGTCTTCGTCGCGCGTGAGGGTAAGCGCTGGCACCTGTCGATAGCTCACCCGAAGCGCCTACCGACTTGGCCGGAAGTCCACGAGGCGCGCTACCGCTTCCTGCCCGAGCAGATGGTGGTCGGAATGCTACTCCCGCCCAAAGCCGACTACGTGAATCAGCACCCGTACTGCTTCCACCTGTGGGAGATCCAAGGCGAAGAGGCCTACTCCCACGCGTCATCACTTCGGAGGATCGTCATCCCGTAATGGAAAGGGCCCGGAGCACTCCCGGGCCCTCTTGCTTCTCCGCTCCGCTCGTTGTGCTACTAGATCACCAATAGAGTCCTACTTGCACGCCGAACTCCCCGTCCCACGGGTAGACCTCGTCGTCGTCGCCCACCCAGGTGTCGCGGAACGTGTACCGCAAACCCGCGTAGAGCGGATCAATGTCGAACTCGAATCCCGCCTCAACACCCAGCGATAGCTTATCGGGCCCCGTCGGCACGGCCAGCACCACCGCCGCATGCACAAACGTGGGCACCGCCCCTAGGCTGCCAATGCCACCCTGGTAGAGTCCCAGCTTGGCGAAGGCCGTGCCATCCCATGGCACCGTCTGCCTCTCCGACAGCACATCGTGCAGCGTGTAGCCCAGTCCAATCCACGGCGTGCCGAAGTCTAGCTCGACTCCACCCGACACGCCATTGGTCCACTGCGCATCGTGGCCGCTCACTCGATCGGAATTGAACTCGATGTAGGGGTGCACCTCGACGCCCAGCACCTCGTGCTCGGGGCGCCCCCGCTCATCCTCTTTCGCCGTCGTCCTTGTCTGTGCACTCGCGCCCGTCGCCATGACGACGATCCCCGCGAGCACCATGAGCCATGTTCTACGCATTGGGTTACCTCCCATGATTGCCCCGGCATCCCTGCTGGGGCGAATTGACTAGCGACCGATCCGGCTAAAGGCCCAGTCCAAGAACCGCGCAAAGAACTGGGATCCAAGAAGCAGCCAGAGCCGTCCCGTCTCCTTCGCCGTCTCGACGACCGGCGCCACGAGCGTTGAGTCCTGCGCCACGGCACGGCCCACGAGCCCTACGGCAAAGAGCAAGGCGAGTCCTACGGCCAACGCCTCGACCTTATCCCGACTCGTCACAAACGGGACCTTCGCCGCTCCCGCCTTGACCGTGTTCACAGCCCCTGTCACAAACGCGCGGGTTCCCGTCAGGATCAGGAAGAGGATCAGTCCCTCCTGCACTCCGGGGATCAGGGTCAAGTCCGTCGTCACGATCACGTAGGCCGTCGCGACCGCGGCGATGACCGCGGCGAGGATCTCCCGCCAGAGTTGCGGCACCCACTGCTTCAACACGGCGATTACCTGCGGGATCGCGATCAGCATCCAGGCGGGGAAAAAGAGTAAGTCTTCCATCACCTATCCTTCCGATGTTACGGGTTCTCCGGTTTCACATCTGCCTTCCGAAACAAGATCACATTGCCCCACTGCGAGTGCAGGGCGTAGCCCCGGCCTTCCTGGCTCCACGCCGATTGAACACCGGGCCCGAACTTGGGCCACCAATCGTCGAGAAGGATCCAGCGCGTGGCGAGTGATTTCGCAAGCAAGATGTCCCGCGCCACGGCATCATGCTCGTGATCTCCGTCGATAAACACGAGATCGGGAGAGGCGTAGTTCAAGCCCTCCATGACTTCTTGCGCGGTGAGGGTGCCCGAATCCCTGGACACGAATCGGAAGCGTGGCGCGTAGCGTCGCTCCATGCTCCGCGCGGCCTGGATCACGTGGTCATTCGTCGTCCAGTCCACCGACAGAACGCGCTTCACTTCGGGCCGGAGACCAAGGAACATGCTCGCTGACGCCCCAGCGCCGAATCCGATCTCGAAGATATGCGCCGGGCGCACGATCTCGATCACGTCCTGGATGATCGCCAAGGAATGCGGCCCGAGACCGTACATCTCGAGGAGCGGCAGGTCCCGCGTGATGACGGCAAACAGCGCTTCCGCCTCGGGCGTCACGTTCTCCCGATACTCATCGATCTCGTCATCGGTCGCGTAGTTCAGCATGTCGAAAGGCGTCGGGGTCCAGTGCACGTTAGGCCCCCCCGCCCCGATGCCGCTCGACCCAGGATTGTGCAAAGCGCGGGTGCGACACGGGGAGCGGCATCAACTCGTCGTCGGTGATAATGTCCTGATAGCGGAAGCCCGTCCCTTCGGCGCGCATCTTGAGCACCCGCTCATCCACGGTTGCTTCCTTGCCGTGGAACCAGCCTTGCATCTCGATCGTCTTATCAATTAGGGCTTCGCCCGCCCGCACGAATCCGTAGTGCACGATCGTGATGTGATTCAGGAGCCGCATATCCCGTCCGTCGGATTCGATGATGGACTCGGCATCTCCGACCGCGGGATAGGGAGTCATAGCGAGCCGGGTCGGCATGTCGGAACAGGGCTTCATCGTGGAATCGATCTTCACGCAGCGATCGACGTCGCCATAGAGATTGAACCGCCGCACGCGAAAGGTCGTCGCCCCCCAGCCATCCGCCGTCACGGCCTCCCGGATGATCGGGTGGCTCGCCTCATGCAATACCTCATCGGCCTGCAGCATGAAATGCCAGTGCGTATCGAGCTTCTCTCGCGCGGCGTTAGCGTGGAGAGCGAGCCGCACATAATTGTCCCCGACTTCCCACGGCTGCTCGGTGTAGACGCGGAGATGGGAATGGCGCCGCTCGAGCTCTCGCAGAAGATCCACCGTGCCATCGGTGGATTCGCAATCAAGGGCCACGATCTCATCGCAGACAGGGGCGAGCGATTCGATCGCGGCTTCGAGGCAGTAGTCAAGCCGGATCGCATCGCGCACAAAGATCGACCCGCCAAGAAGCTTCATCCCCCGTTCATCTCCACGCGTTGAATCACGGCGTCGAGGATGGCCGTCGGGCGGAGTCCTAGGCAGGCGAGATCCCCACGCGCGCAGCCCTGAAAGGATGTCGTTCCCGGTCCCTGGATATGATGGCAACCAAGGCAATCGAGATCAGGAGCCGTGACGGCGGTAACATTCGCGTCCCCATCGCTCACGATGTCCTGCCGGGTGCAGCCAAAGAAGACGACCGACGGGCAGCCCATCGCGCGGGCGATATGGTAGGGCCCCGAGTCGAGCCCCATAAAGAGCTTCGCCCGGCCAAGGATCGCCGCGAGCCCCATGAGAGACGTTCGGCCCCCGAGCGGCAAATCAGCATCCGTGAGCTGACGTCCACTGCCGACCTCCGCGACGACATAGCCCCGGCGTCCGAGTTCATCGATCGCTCCGGTCCAGGCATCGGGGCCGATATCCTTCCCGGCCCATCCCGTGGCTTGCGGGGCGACGATCGCGAGCCGCTCCGGCCGGCCAACGAGCTTATCCGCCTCCGCTTCGGCTGCCGGTCCGGGATGGAGATCACCCGCAGGGGTCGGATCTTCGGGCGCGAACATGGTCGCCTCGGCGAAGGACTTCCAATAGGGGCGACCGAGCCGCCGCTCGTAGAGCCCATCCAGATCCCAGGCGTAGGCCATGCGGCGCCCCATCGACTGGAAATCGACCGAGTGCACTACGTCTTCCACGTGCGGATTGCCGCGCACGAGTTCGGGCAAGATCGTCGCAAAGAAGATCCGCGCCTCGGGGATCAATCCCTTGACGAGTTTCGGGAGCGACGTCGCGATCACCACGTCGCCAATCGCGGCCGATCGGCGAATGAGCACCGTGGGATCGAAGGCCCGGCGGCGCAGGTAATCACTCCACCGCGCCACAAACCGTTGCTGAGCCAAGTGTAGGTGCGGCCCGAGATCTATCCCGCCATGATGATCCTTGTCGGGCTCGTTCGGATGCCAGACCGGGATCCCATCCGCCGTCGCGATCTTCCATCCTCTTGCACGCAGCCGGAGCGAGTAGTCGGAGTCGTCACCGTAAGCGAAGGGAAAGAAGCGATCACACAGGCCGATTTCATTCGCGATCGCCGTGCGGGTCATAAAGCAAGAGCCGTCGATATACTCAAGCGGCCCCTGCGGATTCCCGATTCCGTCATCGCGGAGCGACTGATGCTGCCCCGTGCGCCCGACTTCGGCGACCGCGGGATCCCGATCGAGCGGCGCGCGTAAAGCGTTGAGCCATCCCGGCCCGACCCAGGCATCATTATCGATCGAGACAAAGTAGGGCGCCCGCGCTCGCTCGCAGGAGCGCCGCTTGGGGCCGCTGATCCCCTCATTGCGCGCATTCGTCACGATCGTCAACCGTCGGTCGGCCTCGGCCATGCCGGCCAAGAGCTCGGCCGTGCCGTCCACCGATCCGTTGTCCGTGACGATGATCTCCGTATCGGCGGGCGAGTGTTCGATGACCGAGCGCAAGCACCGCTCCGTCATCACGCGGCGGTTGAAGCAGAGAACGGAGATCGTGTAGTGAGGCTCGTTCACGCGCGATCACTCGCTGGCCCCGGCACCCGCTGGAAGATCATCGCTCCACCCCAGTCGGAGCCATCCGATTCCCCGACCTTCATCCAGGCTGGATGCCGTTCGATCCCCAGGAGCTTGATCGCCAGCCGCACGCCGACCGAGAACTCGGGCAGCTCCCGCGGTCCGTGCTGCTGGTAGTCCTTCCCCTGCATCTGGCGGCCCGAGTCATGGAAGACGACGATCCCGCCCGGAATCACGCGGGCACCGTAGTGGAGGAAGTCGAGGGCGACGTGGTTCACGCAATGGCAGCCATCGATCAGGACGAAATGCAACTCGGCAGGGACGCGATGATAGACCTCAGTCGAGTCCCCGAGTACCAAATGCGCTTCCTGAAATGGCGGGGCTACGGGCATGTCACGGGCCGAGTCCACGGCCCAATAGCGGAACGGGGTTCCCGTCATATGGCGGGCGATCGCGCGGGAGGTCTTCCCTTCGCGAATGCCAATCTCCACGAGCTCCAACGTCTGCCCGTGAAAGCGGCCGGCGAGATTGGCGAGCACATCGCCGATCAATTCGGCGTCCGTTGTCGTCAGGAGTCCGTATTCGGTGATCATCGTTGATCCTTCACGGGTGAACCACGCGCCACCGCTCGCCCCGGATGGGGTCCACGATGGCGCGCAGGTATGGTAACGGGACGGGCATGGAACTAGTCGGGGACGGGCGTCCCGACGGAGACGTTCAGCTGCCCCGGAACCCCGGGCTCGTAGCTCAACGGCTGGAGCGTGGACTCGTACCCCGGCGCCGAGATCGTGACGTCCGCTGCCCCACGATCGAGCGGCGTCAGGAGCCACGCCTCGTGAGTCCCCGGGATCGTGATCGGAAGCCCTTCGGCATCCAAGCCCTCATGCTCGGGCAAGACTTCGATCCCCACCTGATCGGGGGCCGAACTCACCCAGCTCACCTGAACCGCCGGATCCGGCGTACCGTCGGGCTTCCGTGGGGCCGTCGATACCAAGACACGCTCGACATCGAGCATGACAATGGGTGGTCTCGTAATCATCGTCGATCTCCTTCCATGGATTTCGCGTACAAACAAGCCCAGCTCTGCCTTCCCTTGCGGAGCCGAGAGGATATCGACCAGCTTCTTGAACGACTGATCGATCGCGTGCACATGCTGCACGAGTTCCCTTAAGAGCCGATCATCGTCATGGGTCGGTCGTCTCTCCCGACCGCCTGCCCATTGCATTGGCCCTCCTTTCGTCACGGTTGAATCAGACTGCCGCCGCCGCCCAACACGCCGGCGATCCGGAGGAGCCAGATACAAAGACCCAGCACCAGGACGACGGTCAACACCGTCTTGATCGGTGGGGGCAACGGCACGTAAGTATTCACGAGCCAGATGCAGACCCCCACGACTACCAGCGTTATCAGAACCGGGATCATGACAATCCCCCTTTCTTAGACTCTCCCCACATCACTTCGTCGCCTTGAAGTAGTTGAGTGCTACTTGCAGGCAAATCGGAATGGCGACGGCGAGAAATACCGCGATCGCTGCGAGCTTCTCCAAGGCCTGGAGACGTGAGTTCATTTCTTTGAGATCCGCCGTCGTCACCTTGTCCGCCGCGAGCCTCCCTGCTTCATTGTTCAGGTGTTCCAGATGCTTGGATAGTTCTGCCGAACGCTCCCGCTGGATATCGCTATCAATCTTCGCCGCGAGCTGGGTTGCCTTCTCCATCGCGATGAAGCGCAAATTAATATTATCTTTGAACGCGCCGAAGCGATACTTGATGGTCTTCTCGAAATACTTTTGGCAAACACGGTTCATTTATGGTTCTCCCACCATGTCGGATCAATCCGAAAGTCCCGCGTGCCGTCGGGATGCGTGATGAAATCGCTCTGATTCGGCAGCCGGTTCGGATTCTCCTTCGGGCCTAGATACTGCACCCGCACATCGTGCGACTGCGCCTGCGCGATCCGTAGGCTTTGTAGACATGCGCGCTGATAGCACCGGCAGGGCTCCTCCATGCCTTCCACTTTCCATGTGCTCATGCTGGCACCCCCGGAATGTCCACGCGGCGCACGGTCTCCCTCTCGGGACGGCACTGGAGGTGCAGGTGCGTTCCTGAGACCGAATGGAAGAGCGCCACTTGGTGCGCCTCGCTTGCTTGGTAGCGCCATCTATCATTGATTGCTGATACGAGCCTCCGCATGACGGTGGATGGCAGGAATGGCCAGTCCTGGTAACGCATTCCCGGGCGCGCCATCCTGACCGAGATATCGGCCCCGCGGCAGCCACTCCAGGGATCACCCAGCACGCGCACCGCCTCATGCACGCTCGCGGCCGGCGGGGTGAGTCCTGCCTCCGTGTAGATCCTGACCGTCTCGTCGTGCGTGCGGAACATCTCCGTCACGATCATGTTCTCCTGGCTCGTGTACTCGAACCACATCCCGTCGGCGAGCTCGCGCACGATCTGCCAGAGCGTCGGATGGAGCAACGCCACATCTCGGGCAATCGATGAGCGAGCGAACCTGAGCACGCCATGCCTCCTAGAACGGCGTGTCCGTTGAGCGGTAGAGGAAGCCCTGAAACCCGAGCGACATGGACGTGCCACCAACCATCGCCGGGCCGGCCCATCGCCACCCAATCCATTGGAACGTTGCCACCTGAACGTCCAGGTCCCATATCTCGAACAATGTCCCGGCCCCCAACGTCACGGGGGCTGCCGCCACGGATGGAAAGGCTGGCGTCCAGGTTGCCCCGCCGTCGAAGGAGACATCGAACTCGGCCGTCTGATCTCCGCCCGCACTTTGCGCCGCGAAGCCGAAAATATAGAGCCGGTTATGGACGGACTTCTGGGGGTTGTAAGGAAAGAACCCGCGGGGGGCGGTGGCATAGGCACCGATCGTGTCCGCGACCGTATGGCTGTAGAAGTAGCTCCATATGGGTACGCCGGGCGTAATGTAGTCCGTGTTGGCCTGGTTCATCTTCGATGATGAGACCGGCCGCTCTTGGAATGCCCAGCTAACCCGCGCCTTCGACATCAGAACACCCCCCAGCAATCATCATCCAAGCCCGTGTCGCTCGTATCGAGCCCTAGATACCCGCCGCACTCGCCCGACACGATCTCGGAATCCACCTCGACGAGATCGAGCCCGGCCGTGAGATCACCCGTGATGTTGCGATCAATCGAGACCGGCTCCGTGAACCGCGGACCGATCGTCGGCACGAGCGAATCGATGCGGAAGACGTCGCCGAGATCCGCCGCCAGCCGCTCGGACTTAGCGCGTACGCTGTAAATCCTGCGCGGGTCTTTGTACCGGTCGTAGAGCGCCAAGGCAATCGACTGCATCCAGGGCAGGTTCGAGGCATCGTAGCCCCGGAATTGCATCGTGGATGGTGCGGGGAAAATCTTGTCGTAGCGCTCGAAGCTATCGTTATCCGTCGGCTCGGGTGAGGCGAAGCCCTGCGTGAACTTGTCGTTCGATTCCGAGAACGCGTGCTCGACCGTGTACTCGTTGTAGATCGGCAGGTGAGCGATCTGGAGATCCATCAGGTCTGCCGAGTGACACAGCACCGGCGGCTCCGGCACCACCCGCGGCATGAAGGACGCGACCCCGATGTCGCCGTTCGCCTTCTCGATGAACGAGCACCCGAGATGTAGCGCCATCGCTTGGACGGCAGCTAGCAGATTCAGCGTTTCGTCGAAAGACATGCGAGCAATGGTCGGGATGAATTCTGCCGAGGGCAAGAGCTGGTCAGCGGCCGTACCAATGAGCGCATCCAGGGAGCCGTCGATCTCCGAGGGATCGAGCCCGACACCTCTCCAATCAAGGAGCAGCTGCCGCATGGCCTGCACGGCCGTTGTCCCCGCTGTCGGGCGCCAGACCGTCCGGATCGAGGTCGTGGAATTCTTGGGCGCGTTCCCCGGTCCAGGCCCGAGCGGGCTCTCGCGAATGTCCCCCGTCACCCGATCTGTGTTGATCGCGATCTGTCCCGACTTCGAGACGAAGGATCCCGGCACGCCGTGCTGCCCTTCGCCGTCGAAACCAGTGATCGAGCCCGTGATAAAGAATGCCGGGTGCGTCGTGCCGTTCGGCACCGCCTCCGACGTGAAGGTCAGCGTCCAGGTCTGGCACTTGGTCGCCTGATTCCGGGTCGCGGGCGATTGGTTGAGCAAGGTCAAGTTGCCGAGATACCAGCCCGAAGCCGGAGCGTTCGTGCCCAGCACGTTGATCGATGGCCCAAGCCCCGGTGCACCCGTGGTCGAAACAATGCGCCCCACCGTGTTGGCGAGCAGCGGGCGATCGAACATGGCCTGGAAGCGGTCGGCGATTCGGAGAATGCCGCGCCCGCGGAGGGATTGCACCTCGAGCACCTGCCCGATGAACCGTGTCAGGACTTCTTGCCCCATCCGGAGATCGACCGTGACCCGCTTCCCGAACCAGTTGGGCTCGCCGGTGACGGGATCGCGGAGGAAGGAGAAGGGATTCGTTTCGATGAACAGCTCGTCCGTGTCCCGGAATTCGAGATCGGCATCGGAGGCACGGTAGTCGCGGAGGAGAATGTCCCGCTCTTGCCGGAGCGGGCGCGCCAGCGAGAGGCGGGAGGAGAGATCGAATTCCTGCATCCCGCCGGGATCGAAGATAACGGACGCGCAGAAGACATCGGGCCCTGGCTCGGGAGCGGGCTCGGATCCGCCACTCGGGAGGCTGTCGCTGCCGCCAGTCGGTGGGACAAACGGCGGCTCATAGTCCACCTGCATCCAGAGTGTGGTGACGCGCTGGATCGAGGCCGCGGCGGTCGTGATGCCCACCACGCCGATGTAGACCGCGTCGAGCGTGTTCGGAGTCCAGTCCAGTGCGGTGAACGGGCTCACCTGTTGGAGTGAAGCTCCGTAATTCTGCGCGGCCGAAGCGTTGACCGCGGAAGTCGTCAGTTGGAGGAACGCGCCGCATACGGCCGTGGCCGGACATGCTCCGACGCTCGGGTTGGTGCAGGAGGAGTTGCTCGGAGAGGCCACGATCCGCACCTGGCCGGTAGTCCCCGGGGCGTTGGGCTGGGCCTGGATCACGCAGAACTGCGCCGCGTTGATCACAGAAGCGTCATCTATCCCGGCCAGCCCGTGGGCCTCCTGGGCGAACGATTGCCATCGGCATGTCCCGCCGGCGCCCGAGATGGCGATGTCGGTCGTCCCTCCGTCGAACGGGCGGGACACGCACGGGTACGCGGATGGGGCGCTCGGGCACGCGGCCGTTCCCCACACTCCGTCGAGCGAGCCGTCGGCGCTGACGTCCATCGCAACCACGTGCCCCGCTAGCGGGTAGTCAACGGAGGCGACCGCGGTGGCCCCTTCAAGGCAGATGTCGTCCACGGCGATGGTATACGTGCCCGGGTTGCCGATCTTGCCGACGCGCAGGCGCAGCACCGGGTTGCCGGCCGGTGACGTGACGTTGGTGAACTCCTGCGATCGCACCTGGACGCCATCCGCCCGCAGCCGCACGCTGGTATTGCCCGCCCCTGTCGAGTCGTAGATGCCCGTGACCTCGTACCACGTATTGAGAGCTAGGGGCGTGGTTCCAGCCACCCCGTCGAGCGTGAGCACGCCGGTGGTGCTCATGGTGAAGATGGCCTGCGGCGTCCCGCCGCTGCCCACCAGGTCCATGACCCCGAGCCCGTTGGTGCTGGGGTACGCTTTGACCTTGAGCCACACGCGGAAGCTCACGGCCGCAAAGGTGATCGTGGTGCTGGGCTTGCCATTACCCGTGGCCGGGGTCCCGCGGCTTCCGTCGAACTGCCAGGCGAAGGATAGCGAGCTACCCGTGACACCGTCCTGGGTGATCAGGTATCCGTAATCACCTGAGCGTCGGTCGGCCGCGGCGGACGAGACGACGCCGCCGGCGCCGGTGGACACGTCCCCGTTCAGGTTGATGTAAGTGCCGGCCTCCGCACCCTCGATGCGCGTGATGGTATGCAACTAAACCGGATCCATCGTAATCATGCCGAGCGGGTTGGCTGGGTGATTGATCGGGTCGGGCAATGTCGTGAACACAAACCGATGCACGGTCTGCTCGTCCTGCGAGAAGGTGTAATTGAAGGACGTATCGAGATAGGCGCGCCAAAAAATGAGATTGATCCAGCGGAGTAACGGGCAGCCTTCCGCGACCGGATATTCCTTCTCGAAACGGATCTGATAGATCGGCGCCACGCGGACGGTACGCAGGTTGAGCATGCGCGTGCCGTCCATCTCAGACTCCAACTGCTCGTTCATGAGCCTGGTCAGATTGTCCTCGGAGAAGCTGTCCCCCGTGAGCTCGAGCCTGTAAGCCCCAGTGATCGCGACCGGGGAGGCCACCTCGTCGGCCCCCAAGAAGACGCGCCGAGTCTCTCCGTCCCCGATGAAATCCACGAGCGAGAAGTTGCCGGCATCCAGTTCATTGGTGCCGCTCGTGATAAAGAGCCGGCCCGTTCCGAAGAGCACGGGCGGGAGATCGCAGCCGTCGAGGAATTCAACGATCGCCATCTAGCTCCCCCCGACCGGCGGACACAGGACCTCGCGCGATTCCTTCCACGTGATAGGCTTATCCCACTGCGCGAAGCGGCGCCCCCGGACCCAGCGCTCCGTCATCGTCGGCTGCTCCGGCCAGAAGACGGTAAAGGCCGTGGCCGGCTCCTCCAAGATGAACGGGTAGAGCGTGAACGTCTGCCGCAGGAGCCGGATCGATTCGAGCTTCTGTAGCGTCGATTGGTAGAAGACGTTGAAGAGGAAGTCGAATTCGTACCGCTCCTCGCCGACGTAGATCATGGAGAGATTGCCGGCCTGCGCCATCTGCTCGACCACGATCTGCTCCCGGCGTACTTCGAGCTCCACCACCTCATCGTCCGTGAGCATGAACCCGCCGCCTGCAAGGTCAGCGTGCGCTATCCGGATTACGTTACTCATAGGGCCTGCTCGTTCAGGCGCCGCTGACGCTCACGGAGGCGCGGCAGCACCTTGCGATCGGTGATCTCGGACCAGGTGAGCGGGCCCGGCTCGTGGATCTGGACCACGAGCGAGGAGTTGGCGCCGGCAGCGGGGGCCGCGGCGAGTGCGGGGCCGGCGAGACCGGCGGACAGACCGCGCGCCTGGGATGCGCGTCCCATGATGGAGCTCTCGCGATCTTGGAAGCCGATCGCGCCGAATCCGAGCTGCGATTGCACGCTCTTGAGGATCTTCCCGAGCGAGAACCCGCCGCCGAGGAACCCGAGCAGGGCTTGCAGGATGGTCGCGCGGATGATCGCGCGGCCGAGCTGCTTCAGCAGCTGCGAGAAGAATTCGCTGAGCGCTTGCTTATTGCCCTCGAATACGTCGGCGATCGCATCGCCGAGCCCGAAAGCCAGCGCGGTCAGTCCCGCGAGAATCCCATTCCCCTTGGCGAGCGTGCTGTTGAGCGCGTCGGCGGCCAGATCAGTACCCAGAATTGCCGCGCGCAGTTGCTCGGCGAATCCAGCCGCGTCCTCTATGAGCGGCACTTCCTCGGCGAATCCGAGGCTCGTGGCTTGCGGCAGGAAAAACTGTGCCGCGTCCGTGCGCGCGGCAGTCGGCCCCTCACCCGTGGCTGTTGCTGGACCCTGGACGCGGCCCCCTTCCTGGAGGCCCTGGGCGATCGCGTCCTGCCGGACTTGGAGCACTTCGGCAAGCGCACGACCCGCCTCCTGGCTCGTCTTGGCGAGTGTCTGTAATCGCGCGATAAGTGCATCTAGCCGCGGGTCCAGCGCGCCCAACGCAGAGTCGGCGAACTCCTTCGCGAGCGCGATAACCGGGGCGATCCCCTTGTTGCCAAGGTTCTCGAATTCCTCGACCAGCGATTCAATCGCCGTCTTGGTGTCTTCGATCTCGTCCGGCGTGGGTTGCAGCTTCTGCGTGCGCGGCTCGAAGAGCTTGTCGAATTCAGTCTCGGCATTGGCTATTGCCTTGGACGTACGCGCCAGCTCGGCCTGCGCCTTTTTCAGCGCCACATCATTGCGCGTAAGCCGCGCGAAAAACCCGGCAATGGCCGCCGCACCGAAAAGGAACTTGTTGGCGAGTATGGCCAATTGCGTGCCCATGCTCGCGGCAAGGAATTTCAGATCGGTTCCGGGCGCCAACGCGTTGACGAATCCGAGGACGAGCGTATCCAATGCAGGCAGCACAGCTGTCGCGATCGCTTGGCCGAGCCCGATCGTGACCGTCTTCAATTCCTTGAGCCGATCGCCAAACGCGTCGGCCTGCTTTACGAATCCCGTCGATATCTCTCCGCCGAGCGACCGCGCCCGCTCCTCGAGCGCGCGGATTCCATCTTCGCCTTCCTTGAGAAGTGGAACGAGTGCAGGACCGGATAACCGCCCGAGAAGCTGGGCCGCTACCGCCGTTTTCTGGGCATTACTGCCTAGGCCGGCGACACCCCTGGCCACGTCCCGGAAGAGCGCATCGACTTCGCGGATGTTCCCGTTCGCGTCCTTGACCTCGACCCCGAGCTGGCGGAATGCCTGTGCCGCCTGCTTGTTGCCATTAGCAGCAGCAACGGCCGTGCGCGCGAGATTGCGAAGGCCGATCTGCAAGTCGCCGAAGGACGCTTCCGATTGCTCGGCCGCAAATCCGAGCGTCGATAGCGACTCGACCGCGGCACCCGTCCGGAGCGATACTTTGTTCAGCTCGTCGGCAAACGTTATGGCTTGATGCGCAGCAAGTGCTGCGGCGCCGGCAATCGCTGTAAATCCAGCCACGCCGAGGGCTGCCGCAGCACTAGTCTCGGCGATCGCCGCAGCAGCATTCTTGGCAACGTCCCCAAGCGTCCGATTTTGCTTGATGAAGTTGGCCAGCCCCTTGGCGCCCTGGTCGAAGCCACCCTTCTTGACCGCGGCGCCGGCCTTCTGATTTGTCTTGATGAACTTTTCGAGCTCATCAATCGATGCCTTGACGCCCGAGATATATCCAGCGGCGTCGGCCGATAGCCGAGTCTCTACGGTATTGGTGACGCTCATGGGACGGGCGCTCCCTGCGGCCTAAGGCGCGCCGCCATCTCCTCGGGCGTCAACGTCACCCGCTTGATCGGCCCCAATGCCGCCGTCAGATCCGAGAGCTTGATCCCCTCCTGTCGGCGTGACCTCCCGCCCGTGTCCCCGCGCACGAGCCGCGCACGTTCTGTACGGAGCTCGGTGAAGAGCTTCCGGCGTACCATCTCCGAATCGCCGTACGGATTGTGGGCGATCGCGAGCTCGGTCAGGTAGCGGTCCACCTGACGCTGCTGGGAGGCTCGGGCGAAGAGGATCATTTGGCTATAGGTCAATCGTTGGAGGACAGTTTCAAGGTCGAATCCGGCCCCGACGAGCTCCCCGACGAGCTGTGCCGACCGGTATTCCCATTCGCTTGGCCCGGTTGTTTCGGCGCCAGCGCGGCGGCTTGCTGGCGCAGCCGAAAAAAAGCCTTCACCATCGGCTCCTGCGCTGCGAGCACCGCGGAGGCGAGCTCCATGAAGACACTCCCCGGCAGATCGTTGATTGCCGCGACCTCGAGCCCCGTCGCTTCGGAGATCAAGGCGACAGCCTGGTCCGCGTAGTCCTCTATCATCGTGACACCCACGTCCGCCTGCTCGTTCTCGCTGGCCCGGGACGCGCGCCCCATGATCGAAAGGATCTCCCGCATGTAGAGCCGGAGCTTGCCCGCGGGGAGTTCGCGGACCGTGAACGGTTTGCCTTGAATCGTCACCGGGGGCGGGTTATTCCACACCCGGTCATGGTCAATCGATGTCGTGGTCGTCATGGGTTCTCCTTCAACATGGACCGCTCGGCCGCAAGGCAGCCACCAGACCTAGGAGCTTGAAGGTGCCACCACTAGCCCCTAGTACCCCTGACCAGACGGCCACCCGTTGGCCGAGCGGAAGTAGCAGCACTTACGACGCCGGGCAGGTGCCGAAGAGCGTCACCGTGCCGTAGGGCTCGGTCGGGTGAGCGCTCGAACAGTTGAGCGCCTTGATGACCCCCTGGACCGTGGCCACAGCCTCGCGCTCGAAGTTGAGCGTGAACTCGGAGAGGATCGCTGCCCGCCAGAAGAGGACTTCGAGCGTGCCCTCCGACTCGCAGGGGAAGAGATGGAGCAAGCGCGCGCCGTAGGACCGGACGCATCGGTTCCCCGTGAGCGGGATCTTGCACCCGTCGATCGTGTTCACGGGATCCTCGTTCAAGAGGGCGGCCAAGTTCTGCGCCGTGATCGCGTCGGTCGTGAAGTTGATGATGTAATCCCGCCCGAGCGCAAAGAGCGCGTCGAGCGAGTTATCGATCCCACGCCGATGCTCGAGGATGTTCGGCGTGTATTGAAACGAGCCCGTCTCGATGTTCCCGACCTCTTGCTCGGTCCCACCGGCCGCCTGGATGAAGAGGCGAAACGTGCCCAGGGTTAAGGCCTGGTCGATCGACTCGGTACAGAGTGCAGGATTCGGCATGGTTCGCCCCTCCTATGGCGCTTCACAAGGCAGGCAGATTGGAGCGATAAGCCCCCGGCTCACGGTCATCCATGTAAACCGTGTAGCGATCTGCCAGTAGCGGTGAGAGTCATTGAACTTGAGCGGCTGAACTTCTCCGTCATGCCGCCGGCTAAGAACCCGGAAGTTACCGTTGCATGGGAGCCCGTCGTTTCCCCGGACCCATCCGAGGATCCGGCGCACGTGCTCGTAAATGTCGAGCGCCCACAAGTCCCCCGATCCGCCGTCCGTGCCGTCTGCGAGCGTGATCCCTTCACGCGCGAACACGCTCACAACGAAAGACCAGTTCTCGACCCAGGGGTGCGTCGTCGCCGGGAACGCGGGGATCGCTTGAAAGCGTCCGTAAGTGATGACCGCCCGCGAGAAGTCGGACGGCCACCCCATCTGCTCGCGTCGGATAGCCCGTCCGGGGTGCGCGTTCACGGGCTCGTCGCAGAAGGCGTCCGTGCCGTGGCTCACGTCGGCCTCGTCATCGAGTAGGCCCGCAAGACAGGGGTCGGTCAGGAGGGCGTCTCGGATCGCCGCTGCCATATCGCGCCCGGTGAAGTAGCTCACGCTCGGCCCCAGTTCAACTCGGGCTTCTTGATCCCGTTGTCATAGACAAACCGAATCGTCTGTGGCAGGGTCTCGACGGAGGCGGGGAAGAGGAAGCCACCATCCGGCAAGCGCTCGACAAAGGGCGCGTACTCGACGAAGGAACCCACCGCGACCACGACCCGGCGCTCGGTTGCATCGATCAATTGCGTATTGATCGAGCGGCGGAGGTTGCCGGTCACGATATGGCCTTTCTCGGTCAGGATCTCCTTCGCGCGCGCCTCAATGATCTGCCCCGCGTTCATCATCGTGCGCGGGAGCCCGCCCGAGATGAGCTTCAAGAGCTCGCGATTCCGAGCTTGGAGCCGCTTCAGGTTGACGGTCGTTTGGTTGAATCCGTTGGACTTGTAGACAGCCATTTACGAAGGCACCCCCAGAGCTGCGAGCACCGCCGCCGCTTCGAGGTAAGCCGTCTCCCGGTTCGCAATGCCGGCGACGGAATCGTCGTCGGTGAAGGAGATCCATCCCCCCGTTTCCTGCCAATGGGCGAGTGCTTCGGGCACGCCGACGATCGCATTCGCCTGCGTCTCGCAGCGAATGGAGAGGATGTTTCGGGGATCGGTCGCGAATCCGGCCTTGGCCGCGGCCCAACGGATCGGCTGGTTCGGACCGTCGATGTTGTTATTCCACGCGTTCTCGAAGATCCAGGGCTTGGGGATCGTGTCGCCCGAGATCGTCCGATGGTCGCCGTTCTTGATCGCGTAGCGGCCCTGGCCGAATGCCGTCGCGATCTCGGAATAGAGCGCCATCAGGGCCGCGCGATGCGTGTTCCAGCTCCCGCCCTCACCGAAGACGGTCTCCGTCCCTGCATAGTCAAGGGCGGTGAGCTTGGGGCTCCCCTCCTTCACGTTCCCGTGCCCGGACTCGTTCGTGAGCGTGTCCTCGACGAAAAAGCTCTCCAGATTCAGCCATGACTGATCGAAGAAGACGCCGGCGGCGGGGATGGAGATCCCACCCGGAGCGTCCGCGAGCGCGACCATCTGGCTCACGATCGCCGCCCGCTCTCCACCGGTAATGAGCCCCCAGGGAATCAGCTCGCGCTGCTGGAGCGGAGAACCAGCGGGGGAAGCATTGAAGAGGGCGACCGTATCCGCCACCCGAAAGCGACGATGAGATGTCGCGCCTGCAAACTGGATATTGTCGCGCAGATAGTTGAACCATGTCGCGAGCGGGGCCACGAGCCCACCGAACGCCGTGCCACTGAAGGGGTAGTCGAGGATCGTGTAATAGCGCCACCACCGGCGACCGGCGGCAACCATCGCATGGAGTGCCGCCAGTTGGGCCGGGTCGTCATATTGGAGATTGAAGATCGCGCCATCGAAGTAGGGAAGCGACGGCCAGGTCAGGATCTCATCGCCCCCGAAATGCCGCATGATGAAGAGCGTTTGCGTCGGCTGCCCTGTCGCCCCCGCGTTCCCCGTACCGCCAGCCCCAGCAGTCGCCGACCCGTAGCCCGCGGCTGCATCCGGGCAACCGTCTTTGACGAGCCGCAGCTCGTAGTGGATCATGGCCGAGTAGGCAAGCCCCGGGCGCGGGCGCTTGACCGCCACCACGTCATAGCATTCGTTGTTCTTTTGGTCGAAGAAGCGATCGCCGATCATTACCGTCTTGCCGTTCCGTGTCGGATCGGCGACGGCGCGATAGTCCTGGATTGCTTCCTGTTCGCCGAGCTCGACGCGCTCACGGCGCTGATGCTGCTCGGGCCAGAGCCGCACGTGGTAGCGCTGGATGATCGTCTGATGCTTGGGATAGGTCCCGCCCATACCATCGTCGATCCGCAAGCGGCGATCGACGCGGACCACCCGATCGGGCAGTAGCGATTTACTGGTGCGGGTAAACGTAACCATGATGCCTAGACCGACCCCACGATCACACCTTGACGGAATCGGGCGAGGATCGAATCGACGTCGGCGTAACCCGTCGCGTTATTGATCTGTGCCTTCCTAAAGATGTCCCGCATGGTGTACTGCCGATCGCCGTCCGTGGACTCCGATGAAAAGGCGGCATCGGTGAGTCCGAGCGGGTCATCGCAGACGGCGGCATAGCGGATCAGTTGCCCGAGAGCCGCCGTGATCTGGCGCGGTGGAGAGGCGAAGGCGCCCCATTCGCCCGTGATCTGGATATTCTGGAAGCCTGGCGGCCAGATGCCGCACCCGCCGCCGGGCCAGCCCCATGGGTAGCCGATGAACCCCGACGCAAAGCGGTCGCTGTAGCGCTGCACGTTCCCGAGAGCGAGCATGGTGCGGCTGCCGGAAATCCGGATACCCGCTGGGTCGATCAGCGAGTCCTCGCCCCCCGGATGGCATGAGAGAACGCGCGCTTCGATCACACTCTGAATCGGGCGCTTGATCGAGAGCGTGCCCCGGCCCGAGCCGTCGAAGATCCGGGCTGCGGTTTGGGGTAGGAACGTCTGGCCCGTTACCCACTCGATCGTCTCTTGACCCAAGAGCACCATTTCGGCGAGCTGGGCCGGGGTGATCTCCGAGGCATCGGGGAGCCAGGTGCGGGCCGATTCGACCGTCATGTAGGGCGTTCCGGACGTGGCCGTGGAGAAGGCGAGCACCTGGAAGGCGAAGGTGAAGGGCTCTTCCGTCCCGCCGGAGGAGGCGGTCGCAAACCAGCGATCGAAGTGGATCGAGACAGGCTCGTTTGAGGGCACGAACCAATCGACGTAGTACTGGCCGAGCGCCGAGCGGACAATCGCCGTACCGGAGATCGTGGCGAGGACGGCCATGTTCTCGTCCAGGATCTCCACTTGCCGGATCTGGAAGGGATCCACGGGCGTGCCGGCGAGCGAGAAGGCAGCGCGGAGTCGCACGGTCTGGCCCGGCTGGGCGTGCCCACGATCAACGGCCATGCTTCACACTCCTCTTCGCGCGCGGCTTGGATGGTGGCTTGACGGCTGTCCTGGCACCCGCAGGCGGGGCGAGCTTGGTCCCGGCCGGCAGCGGGGGCGGCTGATGGCCAGGCATGGGTTCCGACCGAATGAGCGGAAACCGGCTATCGCTCGAGCCGACGCAGAGTGCCGCAGCGATGACCCCGAGACAAAAGCCGACGATCAGCCCGATGATGCCTGCCGCCCAGGGGGTCATAGCGGCACCGCCTCGAAGGTATCGACCGGCGATCCGCCACCACCAGGGCCAGGCGTGCAAGGGGGATCGCAGGCCTCGACGTGCGAACGCATCCGGCCGCCGTTCAAGGTGAGCGGGAGGCGGGTCTGAATGTCATTCGTATCGCCGAGAATGTCGTCGATCAGGTTCTCGGCGAAGCCAGCCGAGCCGGCGATCACGTGCCCTGCGAGCGCCTCGTCCCATACGGCGTCGGCAATCGTGGCTGCTGAAGGACTTGCCGCCGCGGAGTTGTTTAGCGCCTCGCCCGTGGAGCCGACGGCCAAGTGCCCTGCCAGAATCTCGTCCCAGGTCTGGTCTACGATCTCGTTGATGGCCGAGACATCCAGGCTCGCGGCCGTGATCCCGTTCAACGCCACGGAGCCTACCGAACCGGTCACGGAAGCCGTGGATCCCGTAACATTGCCCTGCACGGAGGCGACACCTTCGCCGAAACTCCCGGCGATGACGTGGCCGGCTCTCAATTCATCCCAAACCGCGTCAGCTATAACGGCGGCGGAGGCGCCCGAGCCGGCGTTGTTCAGAGCCTCACCGGTGGAACCAACGCCGAGATGACCCGCAAGAATCTCGTCCCAGGTTTGATCGACGATCTCATTCACGGCGGAGACGTCGAGGGAGGCCGCGGTGATTCCGTTCAAGGCAACCGAGCCGATGGACCCCGTGACCGAAGCGACCGTACCCGTCACGCTCCCCTGGACGGATGCCACCCCCTCGCCGAACGAACCAGCTATGACATGACCAGCGCGCAACTCGTCCCAAACAGCATCGGCAATGGTTGCGGCGGAGGCACCGGATCCAGCATTGAAGAGCGCTTCTCCCGTGGAACCCACGCCCAGGTGCCCAGCGAGTATTTCATCCCACGTCTGGTCCACGATCTCGTCAACCGCCGACGTGGCAAGTGCCGCGGCAGTGATCGCATTCGCCGCGAAGGATGCGGCGGTAATGCCACCCGCGGCAACAGATCCAACCGACCCGACGACATTGCCCCCGACGTTCCCCGTCACGGAGGCGGTGGAGCCGGTGACGTTTCCTTGCACGGACGCGACGCCTTCCCCAAAGCTGCCGGCAATGACGTGGCCCGCCCTGAGTTCATCCCAGACCGCATCGGCAATGGTGGCCGCGGAGGGTGACGCCGCAGCAGCGAGCGAAAGCGCTTCACCCGTGGATCCGACTCCCAGGTGGCCTGCGAGAATCTCATCCCACGTTTGATCCACGATCTCATCGACTGCGGAAGATGCCAGGGCGCCGCTCGTGATGGCGTTCGCGGCAAAGCTGGCCGCCGTGATGCCACCCGCGGCGATGGACCCAGTGGATCCGACGACGTTTCCGCCTACATTCCCCGTCACTGAAGCCACCGATCCGGTCACGTTGCCCTGCACCGACGCGACACCCTCACCGAAGCTGCCAGCGATCACATGGCCGGCCCTCAATTCATCCCACACGGCGTCGGCGATCACGGCGGCCGTGGGCCCCGCAGCGGCGAGTGCATCCCGGATCGCTTGGAGTGAATCCGTCGTTCGGTCGTAGACCGCCGTGCCGTCGTCGAGGATCTGACCGACCACCGAGCCGTCGAGCACATCGGTCGTGAGCGTCACGGCACGCTTGGTCAGTTGCGAGAGGATCAGTCCAGACGTATCGGCCGTCCCGTGCGCGGCCACGATGTCCTCGTCCCACACGCCATCGGCGATCTCGGCAATGGCCGTGGCGTCGAGCGAGGACGCCGTGATTCCGTTGGCTGCGACCGAGCCCACGCTGCCGACCACGTTCCCATTCACATTGCCAACGACATTCCCGCCGACGTTTCCGACCACGCTGGCGACGGTCCCCACCACGTTGCCATTCACGTTCCCGACAACGTTGCCGCCGACGTTCCCCGTCACCGAGCCGACGGAGCCTGTCACGTTGCCCTGAACGCTAGCGACACCCTCGCCGAAAGAGCCGGCAATGACGTGGCCAGCGCGCAACTCGTCCCACACAGCGTCAGCGATCGTTGCGGCGGACGCACCGCTGCCCGCATTGTTCAACGCCTCGCCGGTGCTGCCGACACTCAGGTGCCCGGCGATCGGCTCGTCCCACACGCCGTTCACGATGCTCGTGACGTTGACGACTGAATCCACGGTGCCGCACAGGTCGCCATTGATGTCGCAACCCGTACCGGCGCCCGTGGCTTCGATCCCGTCACCGTCCGTCAGCGCTTCGGCATGCAGCCCGTCGCCGATCACCGAGCCACCGGTGGCCATGATGCCGTGACCACCGGTGTCGGCTTCGGCCCAGAGTCCGTGGAACCCGTTGCCGTTGGCCAGCGCATGGATGCCATGCCCGTCGCGCCCAAGCGATTCGATTCCGTTGCCCATGTCCACGGCAACGAACTGCGCGCCATGGCCCCCGACGCCGCTGCCGCGCCCGTGGATTCCTTGGCCTGTGGCCCCGCCCGCGGCGGCTGCTCGGATGCCGTCGCCCGACGTGGCTCCGCCCGCAGCGCTGAGGCCGTGGCCGGTGGCGCCAGCTTCGAGCCGCATCCCGTGGCCAGCGCCATCGCCGAAGCCGTAGAACCCGTGGCCACTGACGCCCGACTGCCCAACGATCCCTGAGTTGCCGGCCGTTCCGCCACCGATGCCCTGGACGCCCTGCCCGTTGGCCTGCGCCTGTCCCCGAAAGCCGTCGCCGCTCGTGGCCCCACCGAACCCATGAATGCCATGGCCCGTGGCCCCACCAAGCCCGCGGATGCCGGCACCAGTGCCCGCGCCCATGCCGATGATGCCGTGCCCGTTGGTGGCGCCTCCGGTGGCCGCGATGCCAGCCCCGTTGGACGCCCCACCCTGCGCAGCGAATCCAGCCGCCGTACCGAAGCCAAGCGCCGAGAAGCCTGCCGCATTGCCTCCGCCCGCGTTGGCAACGATGCCAGTACCGCTCGTGACTCCGCCCTCGCCGACGATGCCGCTCCCGGTTCCAACGCCTACGGCCTGCAAGCCGTGGCCCGTAGCGCCACCGCTGGCACGGATGCCGGCACCCGTGCCAGCACCTAGCGCGGCAAGCCCGCGGCCGTTGGTCGCGCCGCCGGTCGCCCGGATGCCGTCGCCGTTCGTGGCACCGCCCGTGGCGGTGATCCCATGTCCGGCACCCTGTCCATCAGCGACGATGCCAGAGGCGCCGCCCTGCGCCGTGGCCTGGATGCCTGGGCCGGTGGCGCCGCCTGTCGCTAGCACGCCCGCCGCCGAGCCCTGGCCGGCGCCGTCGATGCCGGGCGAGTTGCCGGCCGTGCCCGTGCCGCGGATGCCCGAGCCCGACGTGGCCCCGCCAACCCCATGAATGCCGTGCCCGGTGGCCCCCCCGGTCGCCTCGATCCCGTGGGCAGCACCCTGCCCGGTGGCCACGACGCCACTGAAGCCTCCGGTGCCTGTCGAGCGCACCCCCGCGCCCGAAGTCGCCCCGCCACTCGCCAGCAGGCCGTCGCCGGTTGGACCGCCACTCGTTTTGATTCCCGCGCCAGTGCCGCGGCCAGAAGTCTGGATACCCGCCGCGTTGGTCGCCCCACCGAGTGCGCGGATGCCAGGCCCAGCGCCATCACCGAGCGCGTCAATACCTACGCCGCCGCTGCCACCCGTCGCTCGGATGCCGGATGAACCCGCACTGAGCGTGTCGATACCCGGCCCGCTTCCGCCCACGGCCAAGATGCCCGACAGGCCATCCGCATAGACCCCCGATCCACCGCCGGCACTCACCCCGATCGCGTTGATGCCGTTGCCGGAGCCCTTGCCCGTCGTGGTGATGCCGTGCCCGTTGCCAGCGCCAGTGGCAAGGATCTCGACCACATCGGTGTTGCTGCTGTGCGCGCTGATCGCCGGCCCACCGCTGTTGTCGATGTCGATCGCACCGCCCGCCGCCGTCGAGTTGAGGCGCAATTGGTTCAGCGTAAGCGTTTGGCCGCCGGTGCCGTCGAGCATAGTCTCCAGGTTGTCGGCCGCCGTGGCATCACCGGACACTTGCACCATGTTGGAAGCCACGGCCGACAAGCCGAGGCTCACGCCGTCGTGCGGGTTCGCGTTCGTCGTGATGAAGTTGGCGCCAACTGGGATGGCGTTCGTGGCCGTGAAGATGTATCCCACGTGGTCGCCGTTCGTGTCGGCGGCACTCGGGTCGAACCGATACTGCCCGAGCCCAAGCTCTGTCACCGTGCCAGTCGCCGCCGCCTGTGCAGCGCCGTCGATCCCGCGATTCACCGTCACCGTGGCGCCGGTCAACCCGGCCCCCGTGGTGGCGTTGATCAGCACGAAATAGACGCGCTGGCCGGCGACGTTCTGGCGGAGTGTCATTGGACGTCGTACCCCGTTCCCATGTTCGCCTTGGCGCCCCATGCGGCCACGAAGGACGGCGCCGCGGGCGCTTCGAGGTCAAACAGCTGCGGCTCCCACCACGCCATCGGGGCGACCACGGCGTGCATGCTCCCCGACGGCGTCGAGTATCCCGACCCGGAGCTAGACGGCAGGCTCGAAGGAAATAGCGCGCGCTTTTCGTCGGGCAGACCCACAAGATCCATCCCGTCGTAGCCCGGCAGCAAGGCGCCAAACGTCGTACCGATTACCCGCGCGTTCACCGTCGGCAGAGGCGAGTCGAAGACCTCGCCGACGTGCTGGATACAGATGACGATGGTGCCGCGATAGGTGGGCATCGGTTTACAGCCAGTCCTCAAGCCACGTGATTGCCACTTCCATCGCCGTCGATGCCGTCGCAGGCACCTGGATGTAAGCGATTCCCGCGCCGGGCGGGATAATGACGCCGCCGGGAATGGGGTAGATGATCCCGGCGCCAATCGTCGCGGGATATGGGTAACCGAGCAGCATGTCCACCGAACTAGCCAGCAGCGTCGGCTGTCCAGAGAACTGTGCCAGATCGAGAAGCACACCCGATGGCGGCGCGATGGCGAGTTCCGAATGATTCGAGCTATTCGGCGTCACCGTCGAGCCGGCCGTGCCGCGGGCGCTGATACGGCGAAATCGCCCCGTCCAGCCGGCCGTCGGGGCGACCTGCGCGAACATCGCGACCGAGATGACCTTGATCCGATGCGTCGAGTGCGGATTCCAGAAGGAAAACACTGCATGATCGGCGGTCGCTGCCGTTGCCGCTGCCCGTCCGCGTACGCTGAAGCTCATCTAGATCTCCGATCCAAGTCCGCCGCCGCCAATCGGCAGCTCGGGGGTCTCATCCGCTGGCGCCGGGAGCGAGCCGATCGGCACCCACGCCGAGTTTCGATTCGCGCGCGCGTCAATCTTCACGTTCGGCGGTGAAGACTGCTCGTCCACGATGAGCCGAAACTGCGGTTGATCTTCCGGCTGCTGGATCGATCCGACCATTTCGGCGAGTCGATCGAAAACCTGAACCCACGTGAGAACCATCGTCCACTCCTTATGCCGCCTGGTAATTGAAGTGCACCGGCTGGGCTGCCGGCTGCTGGTGGACAAACGGAGCACGGTAGTCGTAAGGCGGCGCATTCTGCGCCATCCACTCGATCTCTTGCCAGACCCGCGCGGGCTTGACCTCCAAGGCACAGAGCGTTTGCCCGGGCGGCGCGCCACACGTGGGCGCGTGGTAGCAGGGAGCGCAGTGGACGGCGGCATATAGGCTCCGCACATGGCGGTAGTGCACGGCCCTGGCCTCGGGCGGCACGCTCGTGAAGTATCCCACCGTCCTGACGCCCAAGGCTTCGGCGAGATGGAGGACTCCGGTATCGGGCGTCACCAAGTAGTCAAGCGACGCGACGACCGATAACAACGTCGGGATCATGAGATGCCCGGCGAGCGAGCGCACTCCCGCCGCTGCGAGCCTTGGTGTCAGCTGGTGCACGTGGTCATCGATCAGCACGGCCCGGTAGCCATGATCGAAGGCCCGCTCGGCGAACTCCTCGACGTAGGTCGTCGGCCAGTTCCGCATGCCAGACTGCGAGTGCGAGCCGACCACAATCCCGACCACCGGCCGGCCGTGATCGATCGCCCCCGTGGCGATCTTCCCTTGTAGACGCTCCTGATCTGTGGCCTGGAGGGGATAGGACCAGTCCAAGGGCTCGCCGCCGTTCAAGAGGTAGCGGGCGAATACTCCGATCCGATCGTAGCGCTCCCGGCCGTCTCGCTCGGAGTAGCCCCGAAGATCGATCACCCACGGGAGCCGGCCATGGAGATCGGCCAGGGCGCAGACCCGGTGGAGGAATCCGCCCGGCTGTCCTAAGAGGCAATTCCGGAGGAGCGGCACGAATTCGTGCGCTGTCGCGTAGGTGAACCGGAGCCGGGGGAACCGATGCGCCAACTCCCGCAAGGCGGGGAGCACCATCAGCACGTCACCGAGCCCACCCGTTCTGACGATCGGGATCTCGGAGTCCGCCGGGGCCCGCGTGAGCCGTGCCGGGTGGACCACCTGGATCTCGTGGTTCGGGTCGATGAAGCCCTGGGAGAGTAGAAACAGGTAGTCGCCTTCGGGCACGTCCTGGGGCTCGCCACGCCGGAACGCGCGTCCGTTGTGGGCATAGGTGAGGCTTCGCGCCAGGACCACCTGAGGCACGGGCATCCTTTCTCGGCTGTCTCGCCCCTATGGGTAGGCTGGGGCGGGGGAGGCGGACGGCTACTCAAGAGCCGGGTGAGTTGTCTTGGCTTCTGTCCCCTTCGGCGAAGCGCGTTTCCAGCCGGTCCCGGAGAACCCGTGGGCAACCGGCCAGAGCTACCGCGCTTCGCCGAAGGTCGCAGGCTACGAGAGCGTTACCCCGTTAGTTGATGCAGGCGACACAGCGCCCGGCCGGCAGAGCCGCCGGCACGCAGGTCGAGGCGCAAGCATCCAGCTGCATGCAATCGACCATCGCCGTCGCATCCTCGTTGAACACGAGCGCATCGAACCGGAAGGTCCAGATCAACCACGTCAGATGCCGCGGTCCATCGCGCCACCGCTCGAACGTGATGTTCTTCTGGATCCCCACGACGAGATTCGCCGGGTCCGTGATCAGCATGAACGTCCCCGTGGACGTCGCGAGCGACTCGCACCCGCACGCGCGGATGTTGGTCGGGATCAAGGGCACGGGTACGATCGGGGTGGACATGTGCTCGCGCGGGACCGGGCCCAGGAGCGAGCGATCGCCAAGGACCGTCTCCCGGCCCTGGTGGAGCTCCGCATAATCGACCCACATGTCACTCGGCATGTAGATCCGGAGCTGCTCGGGGTTCCGGCGGTACTTGGTCGGGAGTGCGCGCTGAAGGCAATTCAGCTTGTGGAAGGTGATCGTCCGGTCCCCGGCATCGGCACCCGAGAACCCGCCGCCGTTCAGGATGTGCCCTTGCTGGAGCT